TATGAGTGAAGCTTTTATGATCTTTAAGAAGAGCTGGAATGAGAAGAAACCTATTAATGAAGGTGAGAAGTTTGCAGCTCGTACAGCTGAAACTAAAAAGGCACTAGATAGACTTGATGCTGTTGCTAAAACAGATAGTGAGAAAAGCACAGCTAACTTCTTAAGAAAAGTCCATAACTTCCTAGATATACCGTGGCTAACATATCCAACTCGGACTATGACGGCTACTGATGATGCTTTTAAAACTTTGGTTTCTCGTATGGAACTAAAGAGAGAGGCTATGGAGCAAACCTTTAAGCAAACTGATAAAGGATTTGAAGTAGATGAAGATATCTATGCAAAATTAATAGATCAAAAGATAGGTATTAATGGAGAAATCATTAATCAAAAGCTTTTATCTACTGCAAAAGAAATTACTTTCCAACAAGACCTAGAGGGTTGGATGGCTAAATTTGCTGGAGTATTAGAAGAGAATCCTGTTTTTAAATACTTTGTACCTTTTGTTAAAACTCCTCATAACATCTTGGTTTATTCAGGAACTTATGTCCCTGGATTAAATAGATTTTTAAAAGAAGTACAAGATATAAGAAATGCACCAAATCCTGATCCAAATGAATTAGCGATACTTGCAGGTAGAGAAGCTATTGGAACTCTTGCCGCTGGAGTAGGAGTTACATGGGCATTAACAGGTAATCTCACAGGTAATGGTCCTAGTGATCCTGATCAATTCAAGATTTGGAGACAATATAATCAACCTCAATCCATACGAATAGGTAATAGATGGGTATCTTATGCCTCTATCGAGCCTTTAAATGTAATCTTTGCCGCTGCTGCTGATATACCTATCCTTTTAAGGCGTGGATATTATGAGGGAGCGCAAGCCGCTATAGGTCAATTAACTTGGACCATAGCTCAAGCCACAACAAATAGATCTTACTTTGAAGGTTTGTCAGCTGCTTTAGCTTTCCTAAATCCAACTGAACTAACAAAGGGTGAAAATCTATCTAGACAAGGCTGGCAAGCAATAAATACGATGATCCCCCTTAGTGGCGCTCGTAGACAATTATCTAAAGCTTTAACCCCTGGATTAATTGAATATCGAAATCAATTTGATAGAACAATGAGTCAAGGATTACCAGGATATAATTTATTTACTAATAACAGAGTAGATATCTTTGATGGTGAGCCAATAGAGAATCAAACATCCCCCTGGTCAATGAATGGGCTTGATATAGCAACTGGGGTTATGAATAATGTTTTACCTTTCAACATTTCTAGACGAGCTGATGATCCAGTGATCAAAAAGCTTAACGAATATGGTGTAGGTATTCATTCAGGTGGAGAATTTGGAAAAACTATTGATGGTATTGAGCTAACAGCTAAAGATAAAGGACAATTAAATGGTTATATAGCCGAATATGGTCTACATAAGAATTTAAAAAGACTATTTAATGATCCTGATTTTATAAGAGCTAAGAAAGCTTGGGATAAAGCAAAGTGGCAGTTTAAAGCTGGTCCAGCTGAGGAATCTCAATGGTACAAAATGATTACTAAAGAGTTCTCAGATGCTAAGAAATGGGCAAAAAATGAATTTAAACGAAATAACACTTTATTTAATAGAAAACTAACCGAAAGAAAGACACAACTCTATAACCGAGCCAACAGTATTTACCGATAAATAAAATTTAGATTGAGATGGCACAAACTGAAAACACTTATACACAATCGGATACGACTACCGTACTCCGATCATTTACATTTCCCTATATTAATCAAAGCGATATCAAGGTTGAACTTGATGGCGTTGCTACAACTGCATATTCTCATCCAAATCTAACTCAAATACAATTAAATTCAGCTCCAGCTGTAGGAACTGCTATTAGGATCTTTAGACAGACTAGTGATGAGGAAACTCAAGCTACTTTCTACTCTGGATCAGCAATTAGAGCTAGGGATCTAAACAATAACTTTACTCAAAACCTATATGTTATTCAGGAAAATAATAATGAGGTGGCCTCAGCTTGGAAAACAGGTGATCCAACTATTATTAGTACTGAAACATGGGCTGGAAATGATACCAAGATAGCTACAACAGGAGCTATAGATGGACGTATTGACGCAAAGATCGATACAGCTTTAACTACTGACGTAGTTGGAGGTGATCGTATAACGGTTACGGATAATAGTCCAGGTAGTGGTCAAATAACTATTAAAGTTACCCCTGGATCTATCGAAAGTAGTGATATTCTTAATGGAACTATTGTTAATGATGATATAAATGCAAGTGCAGCTATCGCAGGCAGTAAGCTCCAAGCTTCTACCTCAAGCAATGCAGGTAGTATGTCGTCTTCTGATAAAGCAAAATTAGATGGCATAGAGATAGGAGCTACAAGTGATCAAACTGCTAGTGAGATAAGATCCTTAGTAAGTGCTGCTAATGACAGTAATGTATTTACTGACGCTGATCACACAAAGTTAAATGGTATAGACACAGGTGCTAAAGACGATCAAACAGCAGCTGAGATAAAAACATTAATAGCAACATCACCTTTAGATGCCTCACACTTAGCACCAAACTCAGTAGGAGACTCTGAGATAGTTACTGGGGCTTTAGATAATAGGTACTACACAGAAGCAGAATCTGACGCTAGATATTTCAACGTAAGCACTGGTGACACTATTAAAGATGGTGATGCCTTTCCAGACAATGACACAACCATAGCTACAACTGCTGCTATCAATGACAGAATTATTGATTTAGTAGATGACGTAGGTGGTTTTGTACCAATAGCAAATGAAACATCTTTTCCTAACGCTAACCCTGATGTAAACAATGGAACTGGAACTCTTGTCTCTATCAAAGCCTTATCTAGCAACCTCACCTCTAATGGATCTGGAGTGGCATCAATTAGCAATGGCGCAGGGTCTGGTAAAACAGTACATATCACAGGTCTAGCTAATAACACAACATACGCTGCTACTTTTGGGCTGATCTTAGAAACCACTCAATATAGTGGTGGTGGCAGAGGTGGAAGCGCAACTGATTATGAATACACATTCCATAGACAAGTACCTAAAGCAACTGAAGTAACTACAGTTGCTAGTAATGTATCGAATGTAAATACTGTTGCTAGTAATATAAGTGCTGTTAATACTGTTAATAGTAATATAAGTACTATCAACGTTGTTGCAGCTAATAATACCAATGTAACTAATGTTGGTACTAACATTGCTAACGTAAATACAGTTGCCACGAACATAACTGATGTAAGTAGCTTTAAAGATCTTTATCAAATATCTGCATCAGCACCAAGTACAGATGGAGGAGGTAATTCTCTAGCTGCTGGTGATATGTGGTTTGATTCATCAAGTAATAAGACCTTAAAAGTTCATAACGGAACTGCTTTTCAATCAATATCACCAAGTCAATCAGTACTTGATGATATAGCTATTGTCTCTGGAGAAGTTACATTTATCGAAGACTTAGGATCTATTTCAACTGCTTTAACTACAGGTACTGGTAATAATATCAATACGGTTGCTACTGGGATTGCAAATATAAATACAGTAGCTGGTGTGAATGCAAATATCACAACAGTTGCTGGTATAGCTGCAAATGTTACTACAGTAGCTGGTATAGCTAGCAATGTCACAGCAGTAGCTGGTAACGCTTCTAATATAAATTCAGCAGTCAGTAATGCTTCTAATATAAATTCAGCAGTCAGTAATGCCTCTAATATTAATTCGGCTGTAAGCAATGCTTCTAATATCAATACAGTAGCTGGCTCAATAGCTGATGTTAACCGTTACGCTACTGAATATACGATCTCAAACTCTACTCCAAGTAGTCCTTCATCTGGTGATCTCTGGTATGACGGTGCTAATAACGTATTGAAATTCTATAACAGCAGTTCTTTTGTTGGTATTACACCAGGATTAACGGATGTAATAAACGACTCAACACCAGAACTTGGTGGTCATCTTGATTGCAACGATAAAAATCTCACTGAAGTAGGAACTGTCAGTGGAAATAACTTACAAATGGACTTTGGAACTCTTACATAACAATGGCTAAATTATTAAAACTAAGACGAGGTACAACCTCAGAACACAGTAGCTTCACAGGTGCAGAAGGCGAAGTCACTGTAGATACAACTAAAGATACAGTTGTTGTACATGATGGAACAACAGCTGGTGGTACTCCACTTGCTACAGAATCTGCTCTTAATTCTGTTAATACAGATTTATCTAATGATACCTCACCTCAACTAGGTGGCAGCCTTGATGTAAATGGTAAGAATATTATATTAGGAGATAGTTCTGACGCTGATACAAATGATGTAATAAAGTTTGGTGATGGTACAGATTTAAAGATATATTCGGATGGAACTAATGGTAAATTTATCGGCAATATAGATATTGAAGGTACTTTACAGTTCTCAGATGGATCAGCAGCCGATGCTATGGTTTGGGATCAATCAACCAATAATTTAGAATTTAAAGATGGTAATAAATTAACTTTCGGTAATGGCAACGATCTTCAGATTTGGCATGAGGACACAGTTGGAAGTCATATAAATAACTCACATTTAAAGCTTTATATCGATAGTTATACAGGAGTTGTTTTAGAACACAACACAGCCGCCAAGCTAGAAACTACCGCAAATGGAGTAACAGTAACAGGAAATGTTGTTGCAACTGGTTTTACAGGTACAGCTTCTCAAGCTTCAACTGTAAATGTAACAGCCCAAAACAACACAGCAGCAACGGTTTACCCTTTATTTGCAGGTAATGGATCCACAGCAACAGGGTATTTAAATCCTAGTACTGACACAGGTTTTACTTATAACTCTTCAACAGGTAATTTAACTTCTACTGTATTTACTGGAGATCTGACTGGTAACGTTACAGGTAATACATCTGGATCTTCTGGATCTTGTACTGGTAATGCTGCTACTGCAACTACAGCTACAAACGTAACAGTAGCTGACGAAACTACAGATACCTCTTGCAATGTTGTATTTACAACTGCTGCTACTGGTGATTTAGCTCCAAAAAGTAATGCTAAATTAACTTTTGATTCAGCGACAGGAACTTTAAACGCAGATATATTAACTCAGAAAATCGGCGGTGTTCAGTGGGATGTCAAAGATGTTTATTGGGGCGGTACTAATGGAAATATGAATCATAACTCTAGTTTAAAAGGTAGATGTATGGGTATTTATGGTACTACACCTATTGTCGGTGGTGGTTGGACAGCAGGAAATACTCTTACATTAATCAATACGACTAGTAGTAACGCTTCTATTACTCAATCAGGTTGTACTCTTTACTGGACTGCTGATGGAACAAGTGGGACAAGAACACTTGGCCCTAGAGGAATGTGTACGCTGTATTGGGTTAGCTCAACAGTCGCCTACATAGGTGGCGGAGGCTTAAGCTAATGGCTGGTATTCAACAAATATTGCTAGGTTCTGGTGGATTACCACCAGCCGATATAGGACAAGATGCCTACACAACTCCAGGTACATACACTTGGACATGTCCAGCTAACACAGAGTTTGTTTCTGTACTTTGTATTGGAGGCGGTGCTGCTGGTGGAGGATCTACTCAGCAATGGAGTTATGGATCAGGCGGAGGCGGAGGTGGTCTCGCTTGGAAAAATCAAATCGCAGTAGTAGCGGGACAACAATACACTGTAGTCGTAGGTGCTGGTGGTGATTGGTCACTAAATACCAGCTATAGTCAATATGGAACTGATTCTTATTTTATAAATACTTCAACAGTAAAAGGGGGTAGGGGTTTATGCGTTAATTGTAATAGTCAAGGTAGTGCTGGAAATGGAGGTAACTGGGTTGGAGATGACGGCGGTCGCGGAGGTAAAGGCGGTAAATGTTCTCAAGCAGGCGGAGGCGGCGGAGGCGGCTATGGCTACCAAGGCGGTTTCGGAACTAGGGATGGAGAATGGTATGGAACAGACGATGAGGGAGAAACTTACGCTGGTGTTCACCCATTTGGTGGTAATTATACAGGTATGTACACACCAACTCATGGCTATTTTGGAGGCGGTGGCGGTGGTCGCCCTGCTAAAGGTAGTTACTACTGGTGGGGTGCTGGTGGCGGAGGAGGCACTGGTATCTTAGGAAAAGGTGCTGACGGCTACCCACATGGTGGTTATGGATCTTGGGCTGGTCAAAATGGTTATTCATCTGGAACAAGTTGGGCTAAAGGAGGCTATGGAGGTTCTGGAGGCACGGGTGGAACTAACGGTAGTGTCTATGGTCAAGGTGGAAACCAAGCTGGTGCTGGCGGAACTTACGGCGGCGGCGGTGGCGGTTCAGGTGGTTTTTCTGGAAGTACATGTGCGGGAGGTAACGGCGGTAAAGGTGCTGTTAGGATTATTTATCCTGGTAACGAACGCCAATACCCATCAACAAGAACAGCTAACGAATAATGGCAGATTTATACATCAGAGTAGATGGTGACAACAAACCAATCAACCATCCTAACTTAAAAACAGACTTAATGAAAGTTTATCCTAAGCATGATTTTGATATTGGACCGCCTAACGGTTGGAAAGTATTTGTAAGAAAAGATAGACCAACTCTTAGTCCTTATGAAATATTTGATGAATCAGTTGGAGCTGATATAGCTATGGGTTTTCAACATAACGGTCTTGAATATAAACTTGTTGGAGATCACTATGAAGACTATTGGCATATAAAAACTATTTCAGAAGAGGAGCAAGTTGCTAAACAGCAGAAAATTGAAAAAGAGTTTATTGAAAATACTAAGTTTACAACTTGGGTATTAAATAAAGAAACTTGTTTAATGGAACCTCCCACACCTTTCCCATCTGATTTTGATACAGTTCAATATAAATGGAACGATACGAAAAAGGAATGGGTAGAAGCTAAAGGAGAGGCATTTACACCTCAAGACGATCCACCACCTAAGAACTCTATCTGGGATGAAGAAAATAAAGTATGGAAAGAAGTAACTGAGTAGATGAAACTCCCATCCATCAGTCTTCCTGATGCCACTGGGATACCTGGAGCAATAGAACTACCGAGACCTATTATTGAGGAGCCAGAAGCTCAACTACCTAGCTATAAACCTTTAGTTGTACCTCCTAATAATCTCTCACCTCCTGTAGGTGTCCCAACAATTTTAGAGGAAGCAATCCAAGAGGAGGAACAAAGTAGAAAAGAAAGAGGAGAACCACCTAAACCAAAACCTCAAGCCGCTGAGGTTACTCGTATAAATATACCGTTCACTGACTTTGAGGTTCCCGTACCGAAAGAAGAAATTCTTATAACGGCGGGAACAACTGCGAGCGTATCCGTAATAGCTACTTTGACAGTGACTTCATTATTTAAACAAACAGTAAAAGTAATGAAGCCAATTATTACTCAAATTGCTAAACGCATTCAAAAAAAATTAAATGGAAACAAAGGAGGAGATGAAGCCGCAAGGACTGATCTCCAAGATCAAGGAAAGGACTGAGGATAACTTAGAAATTCTCGGAACTTTCGTAAGACTTGGGGTCGTGGTCTGGAGCGGCTTCATCTGAAAAAGAGTCATAACTCTAAATTACGTCGAAATCCCAGGAGTGACTAAGACCGCAAACACGGATATCACCTTCGTTGCTAGCGTGTTTGGATCTGGTCTTTTCAGTTTTGGCATTCAGTCAAATAATAATAAAGGGGGAAAAGCTGCCCCTGTTAATTGTCCGATGATGAACAAGAAAAAGGAGACAACATGAAAAAGTATTTAATTCTTTTATTACTTTTATCTCCCGCAGCTAAAGCCAATCAAATTACACCTTCATGGACCAATGGTTCTATGAACTCAACTACCACATCTACACAACAAGTAGTAGAAACACAAACCATTAATGTTTATGGAGGTGATTATTCTAGTTGGACTGGACACAATGTTACAGCAACTGGAGATATTAATGGAGGTCAAGTCACATTCGATATTACAACCCCTGGAGACAACTTTCAGCTAGAAATAGTAAACCGAGCGGCTGGAATTATAGAAACTCAAGTTATAAACAGAAACATAGATACTACAAGTACAACAACTTCTTTAAGTGTGTTTTCTCAGTAGTCTTATTTTTCACTCCAAGTATAACTTATGCTGAGGAAGGTGATACAGTATTAAACCCCCAAACCTCAGCTGCTGCAACGGGTAATGTCGTAAATCAAGCGGTGCAATTCCAGAATAATTCAGCTGTCTCAAGACAGTCTTATGGTGGGAATGTCATATGTAATAACAGTACAATGTCATTCTCTCCTTTTTATTTAGGAAGTGAAGCTAAGCCTTGGGATGAAGAATCTTATTCGATAAATCAAAACTGGGGGGTTCAATTTACTTTCTTGGTTCCATTGGATCAGGAGAGTGTTGAATTATGTAAGTCACTAGGAAAAAGACGTTTAGAAAAAGAAAGGCTCAATTTTGAGCTTGTTCGTATAGATAATTGTACGAAATTTCAACAGCGCGGCTTCATGCTGCGACCTGGATCTACTTTTGAAAAATTATGTTCAGATGTAGTCCCTATTTCACTAATTTTAAAAGAACAAAATGATCGTATCCTTACTCAAACCAATACTGATTAAGTTTGCAACTTCAACTCCAGTTAAAAAACTAATCATTGATCTTCTTAGGAAACTAACTTCAACAACAGATAACACAGTTGATGATGCTGCTGTTGATTTTATCGAAACAAGATTATTTCAAGATAAAGTTGTAATTACATAAACTTATGACTAAGAGAGCAAAGGGTGAGGACTTTGAAGAATTACATTCAATCCTCACTACTGAAATAACAAATAGGATAAAAACTGGAGAAGCTACAACAGCTGATTTAAGAGCCGCTATCGAGTGGCTAAAAGTTAATGACATAACAGGAGTAGCTGTTGATGGAAGCCCCTTAGCGGGTCTTGCGGGGCTAATTCCTGAGTTAACTTTCGATGATGTCAAAAGACATATATAAAGATGGCTACCTCCAGTTCATCTAGCTATTACAAAAAAAAACCTAGTGCCTTAGCTAAAAAGAAAGAGTACGATAAAGCCTATCGGAAAAAGGAGAAAGGTTCTCTAGCATCTGGTCCTAAAAAAGCTCGTCTTAAAAAGGCAGATGGTGAACGATGGGCTAAAAGAAAAAGCTTAGGAATTGCTGGTAAAGATGGTAAATCAGGCACTAAAGGAAAAGACGTAAGCCATACAAAGAGCGGGGGAACAGTCTTAGAAGCTAGATCTAAGAACCGCGCTCGTAACGGCAAGAACGGAAAATCAACCAAAAAGTAAACCCTTATTTATGAGCCAATGGATACACCCCGAAGCCTCATGCACGACCTCCTTACATTTCGTAGCGGTGACGCTAAACGAATGTGGAGAGATCACATCAAGCTTAGGGATCAAAACCGTTGCGTCTATTGCGGATCAACTGAACAACTCACTATCGATCATATCCGACCTCGGTGTAGAGGTGGTGAAACAACTGCTAACAATTGCGTTACTGCTTGCTTGACCTGTAACCAGAAAAAAGGATCTTTAGATCTATTTCAATTTTTAAATTTAACAACTGCTTAAAATAATGACTGCTGAAACTTTTACAGCTAACGCTCAAAGACGAGTAGGGACTCTTGGAGCCTACCGTTACGCGACTATTGCTATTGATTCAACCGCTGATACAGCTCTAGCAAACATCACAACCTCTAGCTCAGTTAGAGATGTTCTAGTAATTCTTGATGCAAACATCGAGAGATATCACGCTGTTGGTACAAACTCAAATGGAGGTGCTACTAGCATCCTTTATGGAAACCCTCCAACAGACATAGCTCATACAGGAGGACTTTCAAATGGAGACAACGGTAGTTCAACAGCTGTTACTGTTGGAACTCTTAGTGCTACTTCTAGCGATCCTACAATCAGCTTCACGCTTGTAAGTGGTACAGGTTCAACTAATAACTCTGAATTTGCTATTAGTGGAACAACACTCACCTATACAGGCGGCGCTGTATCTACTAACGATACAAAAGCCTTTAGAATCAAAGCAACAGATTCTGAGGGTCAATCATTTGAGAAAGCTTTCACAATTACCGTAACTGCTTAACTTTATACAGCCCCCTCTTTGGGGGCTTCTTTCTTATGACCACAGATATTCAAAAGCTCGATATAAAACTTAGACAAGATTTTAGAGCTTTTCTTACTCTTGTTTGGCATGAACTAAACCTACCTAAACCCACTAGAGCGCAGCTCTCAATAGCTGAACATCTTCAACACGGTCCTAAGAGATTACAGATACAAGCTTTTCGAGGTGTTGGTAAATCTTGGATTACAGCCGCCTTTGTTCTTTGGACTCTCTATAAAGATCATGACAAAAAGATTCTTGTTATTAGTGCCTCTAAAGAAAGAGCTGATAACTTCTCTATCTTCTGTCAAAAATTAATTTTAGATATCAACTGGTTAAGTCATCTTGGACCTAAATCTGATGATCAGAGATGGTCAAGGATAAGCTTCGATGTTGGACCCGCTGCCCCTCA